TCACTCCCTGCCTTAATACATGGTATTATTAAATCGGGTGGAAATACTGCAAAGTGTGCCCCTCTATATGGTTTGTTAGTTATACTCCAAACAGACCTTTTATTCTTTGTTGGATATGATTTAGTGAGTCCAGAATGGGGTTGTAATCCTGTACCTTTATTGTGATATTTTCCTTTAGTTCTATCACGAGTACCCCAATCTTTCGCTGGTTCCTTGATACTTTCATTGTCATAATAGTATTTCTTGTTCTTACTTAGTAGGAACAAATATTCATGTGATTTAGTACATCTATCTCTCACACTTTCTGGCATTGGATTAGGTTTATGCCATATAATATCTTGCCTTAAGTACCATCCATCTGCTCTTAATGCAAATGCTAACATCCAAGGTATTCCAATTAAATCTTTTTCTTTTAACCCTTCTAATTTATTACCTCGCCTTGCACATTTGTCTGGTAGATCTTGTTTAGTAGCAGAAACAGTTTGTTTCACTAATGCTTGACCTTTTCCTGGTCTATAGTTATAATAACTGTCACCAATATTCAACCATAATGTTCCATCTTCTGTTAAATTATTTCTTACCTCTCGGAATACTTCTACTAATTTTTGAATATACTCTTCTGGAGATTCTTCTTGTCCTATCTGATAATCCTCCCCTCCATAATCTCTTAAACCATAATAAGGTGGAGATGTAATGCAGCACCTAGCTTTTTCATCGAATTGTTTAAGTGTTTCGAGACAATCTCCAAACAATATTGTATCCTTCATTTGGTAATTACAGAAATAGCGGGTTCACCTTTATTGAAAATAGTATCAACAACTGCTTCAACTTTACGAGATGTAGATATACCTACTCTATCATATACTGGTACAGAAATCAACCCATAAGTTTTATTTTCACCTCCTTTTCTTATCACTCTACCAATAGTCTGACTAATAGTAATGTAATCCATATTTCTTAAGAATACTGCTGCTTCTAGTCCTTTAACATTGATACCTTCTGATAAGATACTATGATGTAATACTACAAACTTTTTAGTATCATCATTGCCCCACTCATTGAGAGTATTAAAGAATGATTCACGATCTACTTTCTTACCATCAACAACTGCTCCTGTCTTGGCAGTAATATACATCCAAGAATATCCACGATCATTAAGTTCACAGCAGAAATCAGTCTGTGATACTAGATTAACAATCTGTTTGGTAGATCTAGCACAAACTAATACTTTATCAGTATCAATCTCATCAATAGTTGATACTACATGGTCACAATCATGCTCATGCTTGAATCTACTATCATCCACGACATCTATCTTCCTAATCTTAACTTTAGGTGGTAGAATTACACCTTCATCAACTAACTTAGGTGCTGGTACATTGACTATAACTTTACCATAGATGTCCTCATCATTCATTCCTATCTTAAAAGGAGTCTTAGAATGTTTAGGTGTAGCAGTAAAGAAGTAGCAACGATTAGCATACATTGAAAAATACTCTGTTGCCTCAACAAAGTTCTTCTGAACACTATTATGTGCTTCATCAAAATATATTGTATCTACAAATACATCAGAATACATTAACTTATGAAGTGAATGATATGTTGTAAATATAATCTTATTACCAACATTGTCACCTACCCATTGTCTAATTAGATCAATCTTAGTTGTACTTGTATGATGTGTCTCTCCTGAGTGAACATGAAGTACATCTACATTATCAATTAGCTCTAGGAAATCTTCACATAATTGTTGTGCTAATAATATTCTTGGTGCTACTACTACAATAGTTTTTGATATATTATTCTCTGTAAATTGTATCTTAGCATCCTCAATCATGCACATAGTTTTGCCACCACCAGTGGGGACAATGATTTGACCTTTAGATTGTAACTGCATTACATCTAAAGCATCTTGTTGATGTAATCGTAGTTTAATCATAAAATAATAACAATAATAACCATTATACCATTAAAGGTATAATAACGCCACACAGACGCTTACGTGTACATTATAGGGACACTTTAGTGGTTCCCCCTATTTCTTTTTCTCTCTTCTTGATCTCTCTTTATGTGTTACTGCATGTTTTAATTCACTTTCTTTAGTCTTACCAGTTGCCTGTAATCTTAGATCTCTTAGTTTCTTTTCACCCTTACGTGTTAATGATTGTCTTTCTTGTCTGGTGTATGTTCCTTTACTTGTACCAGCATTGGCAGTTCCCTTATTAACTTTATAATTAGGATCAACTGACTTAGTTGTTTTCTTAGATAACATCTTAGATGCTTTCTTCTCTAATTCTTTCTTACTACCACCAGATTTACCTGCTCTTCTCTCCATTGCTGCCTTGCGTTGTGCTTCTCTAGGAGACAATGCAGCAGAACCTCTTTCCTTTTCAGGTTGCTGCTGTGTTCTTGATTTAGGTTTATTTGTACCAGCATCTTTGCGTGTTTTATAATCTTTAACAACACCAGTCTGACCACCACCGACTGCCTTCTTCCTTGTTCTTTCTATCTCTCTTTTCTTTCTAGCAGTACGAATACGTCCCTCCTCTCCAGGTTTTCTAGATGCCTGACCTTCTAAATCTTTATCGTATGCTTCAGTTATAAATTGATGGAAAGATTTCATCTGAATATAATTTTTAATTATTTAGGGTTGAACTGCTTTATCCTTATCTTTATCTTTCTTTGCACCTTTAGATACTAAACCATTGTCATGGAAATACTTAACTCTTTCTCTCCTCAATTTAATAAGATTGTCTCTTTCTCGTTGTTGTTCAGGAGTGTAAGTAAACGATTGTTTTCTCCATGCCTCACGAAGTTCGTTGAGTTGTTTAATAACTTCAGGTGGTCGCATTGTTTTCAATAATAATTGTATGATAAGGACAATTTAGAGGTTCCCCCCACTAATAGTCTTGCAATCTCCCCTCCTGAGACTTATACATTCCAACAGATTTGTCTGCTATCTTCTCATCTTGATTAACATCATCATATTGTGAGTAATGTAATATCTCTCTTGTTCTTCTATGCTTAACATACTTTAATTGATGCCAACACTCTTCATTACATAATAATAATGTATGAATCATCTTATGTCTCATTGGTTTACCACTAGAATATATGCAGTCAGGTTTATCCCTAACTCCAGTTTCTATAGTAATATATCTGGATAATACTTTCCATCCATCTTTGACACGTTTTTCATTATCTATTGGATCTCCCTTAAAATATACCCATCCCTCTTCAATGTCTCCATTAGGTCTATTCCAGATGACGTAATCATCTACTTCGGGTTCATACATTGGATAGTAATTATTATAAAGTTATTCTGGAATGTATAGACCTGCTTTTAATCTATCGGGTGATATTCCCTGATCTAAGTACCATCTTATCCTACCATTACACTCTTCTCGTGTTAAATTAACATCCACATCTTTGTTTGGTACTTCCCATCCAGTAGTATCCATTTGTAAAACTTTGTAGCGTCTTTCGTCAGTCATAATAATACTTTTGCTATATGTATATATTAAAAGAAAAAACCGAGTTTGTCAAACAAACTCGGCAAGATAATAATCAACTGTAACCTCTAATTTTGCTGCTTCTCGTTCACATTCTTCAATGAACTTTTCAAGCATTTCATCAGTCTTATTGATGAAGTGTTGTTCAGATGGCATAGTAGTTATTGTAAAAAGCTAGCGGATGTTAGTTCTTTCAGTGGGGGCGACCCACGAGGCACATCCATCTCCTCGAAATAGTGTGGTAGTTTCCTATCGCCTCCAACCCTGAAACTACCAAAGGGGGTTGCAGCAGTGAGGGAGTGGGGCATCGACAGAGGTTTCACCTACTATGCCCAAATTTACCTACTGGGAATCGCTTACACCTGAACCCCTACTGACGACTTAAAGGACGTAATTTCCCTGCTGAACAGAGACAACCATAGATCCTTGCGATGTTCGGGCAGTAGAACCACGTATCCCTCACACCATAAGGACAGTTTAGAGGTTCCCCCCATTAACCTCCTTCCATCTCACATCCAATACGACTACCTAGAACTGCACCCAATGGAATTGCCCACCAACGTCCATCTCCTCTTGACAATGCAGCACCAACTCCACCACCAACTAGACCACCAGCAATCTTACCATCAGTACAATCATTATTATCAAACTCTATAGTTGTCTTGCGTGTATATCCACCTGTTCTTAATGAATCAGCATTAGACGTACAAGGAACTTCAATAGTTTCATGGAATGATTGAACATATCCAGGATTATCTGCATTTCCAGGAATATATTCTTCTCTATACTCTGTCTTAAAACAATTACGACTTGTAGAATATCCTTGCTGATATTCACCAGCAAGTGCTGAAACTGGAGTGAGTGCCAACAATGCGGCAAGTGCAATTTTCATTTTATTTTTATCTATAACTATATCTTATCATATATTATTCATTCACGCAACAGTTTGTGCCACTTCTCTGAGTGCCACCATCTTAGTGAACAGTCCTTCCATATTATAATACAACTTAAAATTCTCTGTTGTCACATAATGACCCTTAATATCATTACCATCACAGTGCCATCCATAAGATTCAACCTTCTCCTCTACACCATCAATCCTCATTTTCTTACTACCGTCCATGTAGGATAGGTATCGCTCGTCTAAGTTAATCATAGTTCTATGGTGGTGTGTGTTGATATTATAACATAGTTATATGATTTATCTATAAATTTTATATTGTCTTTAGACTGTCGCAATCATTCGTCACGTTTGTTCATCGCATCCTCTACAATATCCTGTAGATGCTCAAAATCCCTTAAACTTTCTATATCATATAACAATTTAGATATTTGAGTTATAACTAAGGGTTTTTCATTCACCGCAGCACATTTAATTGCTGACCTGATACTACCCTCTGCTTCAAGTAGATAATCTAATGTTTGTTGTGATAATGCCATAGTTAGTTTTCAAGTTTTTTGAGTTTTTCTTCTGCTTTTATTTTCTTCTTCATCATCTTAGCATAATATACATCTTGTTCGCTGTACCAATCAGGATGTTTCTTTGCTTGTTTAATAATCTTCTTTGCTGCTTTTTTGTCTGATAAATTTGACATATAACATCTTAGTTTATGCTGATGCACTATTTATCTATTACGCAGTACCCCATTTTGTACATTCACAGTCTCTTCATAGAATATATTATCACCATAACCTATCATCAACTGTTTCCAATTACCACTCTCTAATGGTTGGTATATTTCTTTAATAGACTCCTTACCATTGTTGGTTGACCATATACGCTGCCACCACTCATTACCAGAGTCATATTGATAACCCTCTGTTTCTAATCTATCAATGAAACAATCAACCTCTTCACCATCAACATAGCAATGTACCTTTTCTGGGTTGAAATCTTCTCCCTTATGAGTACCAACACTGATATTTAAAAGAGATTGATAAAGTTTACTAATAAAATTCATTCGTCTTCTCCTTGCATAGCTAATAGTGTTTCATAAGGAATCCATGCTGGTTCCTCATCCTTAAATTGCACCTGTACTTCAGTTACATGTCTTTGTAACCATTTAGAATAAGTCTCTCTCACCATCTTAACAGGACTAAGAGGATTTTTCATTTGCTTCATAGCATCTTGATTATATAGCATCAAATTACTAATAATATAGTATAAAGTATAAAACCCCTGACTTAAAAAGTCAAGGGTTGTTGTTTATTTTTATTTACTTAAGGTGGATGTGAATGAGTTAGCATTAAACTAATACCTCCTTACAGATACGTTTACAAACTGATTGACTTTCATCACATTCGATTAAACACTGATAATAATCTGCGATTAAATCATTCTCAGGATTGAAATTACTCTCTCCTGCTAGTTGGTTATATGATACTAAGTTGTGCATTAACCTACTCCATTAAACTACAATAGAACATAATATAGACCTTTAATACATTTGGTTCCTCTTAATGTACCTTTCGGTGACTAATACTATTTATACCACATTTGTGTTGAAATGACAACTTAATGCAACAAAAATTTATGCCTAGTCCTCTCTTTTATCTGACATATAATATGCACCCAACGCACCACTCATTAGAGTCTCACTTATGTCACCATGTGGTGTTGCTACTGTAGGTTCTACATGATTATTCTTCTTACCAAATGGCAATGCTTCTCCATGTGGATTAGGCATGTCTCTAACCATGTCAACCACTAGATCTCTTATTGACATTAGTTCATCATAACATTTTTGATTATGAGAACATGATCTAAGATGATTGTCTGGTTTATATAATGACTCTAACATTAAACCTCTTGCACGATCCCACCTATCAAGTGGTGTGAGTTCTTCATCAAGTGTTTTCTGGTCTTTCATGTAATTCACATTCAGGGGTTTCTTTGATTAACATTTCAACTATTTCTGTCTTAGTCTCAAATGACAAATACTTATCAGAACGAACAGTATCTATAATGCCCTGAACATCAGAGCATGGTATAAACGTAGCAATAAGAACAGCAAACATTGCAATATCCATTACTACCTCTATTTAACAACTTCCCAATCATCATCACCACATTCTAGCATAGTGAATGAATGACGATTGTTGATAGACTCAAGACCTACCTGACCATTCTTCCTCCATACTACCCTGCATGAGTGTAGTTTATACATAGAGTTCTCGAATAGATCTTGTGCGTCACTAGATCTTGGTTTCACGCAAATGAATTCCTTTTTCATAGTAAATTACCAATAAGAATAGAAGATACACGCACACCCCAATTCATAAGAACCATAAAGGATGCGATGAAAACAAGTTTCTCTGATCCAGTTAATTGCATTTTTATTTACTAACTGTACATAGTATAAACCCCCACACCGAAGTGCAGGGGTTTTGTGTGCCAGTTTTATAAACGTCCTATGATGGTTGCGTTGGCCAAGTGACTGAATGAGGGAATCCACTACTGGTTGGGATGTCTCTCAAATTCTGTCTATATGTTTTCCATGCAGTCGTGATACCAACTCCAGTATCCACGGATTTAAGACTAACCCAATCAGTTTCTTTTAACTTAGAATCTCTTGTACTTCTAACATTAGAAGCAGCACTAGCATCAATGGTTGCTGTTACTCCTACACCAACAGAATACTTAGTATAATAATTACCATCACCCTTTACCTCAATACCATCTCTATACACATATTGATATGGTGGTGTGGCACTAGGTTGTGAACCTTCATATACTATATCAGCACCGAATACATTTAATATCTCCTGTGATAATGCTATAGGAAATGATGTATTAGGATTCTGACGACGAAATTCTGATTCCGTAATCACATTACCATTTTTTCTTAAACGAATTTCCATCTGAAATTACAGTACCTTATGTAAGTTATTTATATTATGCAAAAGCAAGGTAAAGATACTTACCTTCATACCTATTCAAATTATCAGGAGCACTACTGGTAATTTCAAATCCATTAGATAATGGATCGATATAATCAGTACCACTTACTTCTGAATTTGTTTGATTAAGCATTAGATATGGACTATTACTAGAAGTAAATCCTCTTTTAGTATCATATACATACCAATTATCTTGACCAGATGATGACAAGTTTTTGATAATAAGAAGTCTTGGAGAGAATCCAATATCATTTACAGTCACTACATTACCAACATCTAATCCAGTATAGAGTCCAAATTTACTAATTCCCTCACGATTTGCAAACAAATACATCATATGACTCACACCAGCATCATTAGGATGTCCAGTAGCAATATCTAATGTTGTTGCAGTTGGTACAGTTGACCAAATATTAAAACCTTGTGCTTGCACTGAATTTGGATGATTTAACCATGAATGATAGTTTAAAGTTGGAGCTGAAGCACCAAAATTTGCATCTGCGGCAGCTTTTGACCAAACTCCCCAATAGTTTCCATAAGCACTAGAACCATTGTTAGTTAATGATTTCATTATCACTAGATCAGGAGTTACTCCCAATTTATGAGTCGTTGGTACATTAGTATATCCTTTATACTTAATCATATCGAAAAATCCTGGTTGTCTCCTAAACATATAAAATACAGCGTTCTGTCCAGCACCAGCACTATTATTACCCCAACTATCTGGTGGTATATAAGCACCTCGTACAGGTGGTGTTGATCCTGTTTCCTCTGAATTTAAATCATATCTAATATTCCTTAATGTTGCTTCTTGTTGAGAAAGATACGCATCATTGGTAGTTCTTAGATAGTATCTACTAAATCCAGGTCCATTATTTGCAGTATTCATACCACCATCAGCATTAGATGAACCACTCATCATTCTATTTGTATTCATCCAACTAGTAGTAGCATTATATCTTCTTGCACTAATCTCCATGTCATGTATACCAAAACCAGTTGGATTATTATTTGTATCAACTATAGTATTAAGATCAAAGTTTTCGGTAGCTGGTTCACCACCTTTATGAATGTGTAAACACTCAGCAGGAGTTTTTGCCCATCTACCACAATCTGCATCAGGTCTACGAATCGCCAAGCATGTACAAGTTCCTCCAAATGTAGTATTATACCACCCTTTATCATTAAATCCTATACCATAACCAGAACTGTCTCCACTATCATTATTACTAAACATAGTAGCACCATAATAAGGTGCAAAACTATCAGCTGAAGATTGGAAAGCAGTTCCACGAACAGAATCAAACCAACACCAATCACTACCTGCATTTTTTACAAGGAGCATTTGGGGTTCCCATCCAATATCATTAAAGGCGTTCTGTCCACCACCACCATGTATTTGCTTGACTATAGAGGCATCTGAATTTTCACCAAATATTGCTGCATTAGGATCATCACCATCTGCCCACAACCATACTGAATATGTACAGTTGGCAATCCACCATACAGCATTTTCATTTAATCCAAAATCATTTGTAGTATCAGCTCCCTGTGGTCCCCAGAAATCACTAGAACCTGTCCAACCATCAGTCTGATTTAATTTTGCATAATCATTAGCACCACCACCTTGCTGCTTACAATTAAAAACATAATAATCTTGTGTGGAATCCTGATTCTTCAATATCATAAATCCTACTTTACATTTTAAATTATGACTTATTCTTCTATTTTGTTGTTTATTAGATCCGTCACCAGTTGTAAAGGTGACCATATCAAAAAATCCAGGACACTTTCTGAAAGTAAATGCACCATTCTGTGAACTATTAGTATTATTATTATAACCTTCATTCATATGAGCATTTTTCCCCATTGTCCAACCATCACTATCAAATGATTGCATGGCATCTGCTTGAGTACCCAGTGCATTAGTATTACTTAATGGATAAAACCTCTTCCCTACACCTATATCAGTATCAGATATTGATTTATAACAATCAGTACCATGATTTCCACTTCTATTACCTCTCACAAAATTAAGCACCATTCCACCATGTCTTGACATATTGATGCCATTAGTGATCTTCTTATTAGCAGGAGTTGATGCAAAATTGCCAGTACCAAACCATGTATCAATAGAGAATACATCATTTACATAGTCTTTTTCTATAAATCCTGAAGCACCAGGAACTAATTTATGAGTAATAGGATCCATTATGCTATTGCTAAGTAGAAGTAGTAATTTCCAGTGACGTTGAGAGTAGTATTCGCTGATGAAGTAATCTTAAATCCAGTAGAGTAAGGATCAATATAATCCGTACCTAAGTAATCACCATCATAATTATTCCAGAAAAGATAAGGATCATTACTGGCAGTAATTCCTCTGAAGGAATCATAACAATAATAAGATGTAGAATCCCACTTATTTATTATAACAAGTCTAGCAGTGTCGTCAAAATTACAATCAATATTTAAGTCTGTGCCAGTCGCAACATAATAACCTACCTTACTAATCTTAGGACATGTTGCCCACATATATGCCATGTAACTATAATATAACCTATTTGTTTCTGTTCCAGTTCCAACATAGAAATGAGTTGCAGTATCAGTACTCGTTCCAAACTTCTCCTCTCCAGTTGAGTAAGCAGCCCAGCTAGCGTTTGTTGCTTGTTGTCCTAGTTGTTTAAATGAGTTATATGAAACTCCAGTATATGGACTAGCAGCAGCAGATGGTAAAGTACCACAATTCTTATGATAACCAGGAAATCCACCTCCACCAACATCATTACCAAAAGCCCTAATAACTATCATTTCTGGTTTTACACCCAAATTATGAGGTATAGCTCTTTCTAGATCAGAATTAGCAGAAGCAGCATCTCCAATATAACCAACAGTATCAAAGAATCCTGGTGCTCTTCTCATCATATGTCCAATATATGGATCAGACTGCGAGAGATTACCATATCTTGCACCTTTCATTTCATCCCATGTAGTAAAACCATTATGATAATAGTTTATTTCGTTAATAGCATTACCATTAGTATCCCAATACATTCTTGGTTCTCCAGTTGTAGAACCATTGAAACCCATCTTTCTCGTTGCTAACCTCCAATATGCATTATTCTCATATCCTCTATCCCAGAACACATCAGGTGGAAAATCAGCAAGGTATGTAGGTGTATTTGGACCGTAAGCTTTACTTACCGAAAATACTTTCTTTGGATCAGTAGGAGTCCTCATTGGTCCTTTACGGATTGCCATATAAACATAGTTTCTTCCAGTTTCATTTATAGAAGTAGGTCCAGGTAACCAGAATCCAGTTGCATCTATAGTAACATCATACTGGTTTCCCTTCTGTTCATCTGTTCTGTTTGCCCACAATGTCTTACCAGTTTGGGTTGCTTGACCCCATTTACCTTTATCATATAATTTCATTCCCCCTCTTTGAGCATCATATATCCACCAATCACCAGTAGCTGTTGTATCTTTTATCAAAAGGTACTGAGGTTCCCATCCCAAGGTAATCTTACGTTGTGTTGCATTTCCAGTATAATTTTCACACTTGATTATACTATCAGATTCTGGATCATGTGCAAATACATATGCAATATACTTTTGAGTAGAACCATTAACTGCAACATAACTACCAACATCAAAACTGTCATTTGTTACATTAGCAAATCCAGGACTATTTGCTGTTGATGCTGGTACACTATCATCTAAATGTAACCAAGACGTTGTACCAAGAGATCTGTGATATACTTGCCAACTATAACTTGCAGTCAAACACTTAATCAAGATGAGACCAGGTTCAATTTTGAGATTATGCTCTATTGTCCTACCATTAACATTATTTCCATCCCATTTAATGACATCGAAGAAGCGTTTAGATTTTCTAAATCCCCAAGAAGAAAACTTATTACCAAGTGCAGTTTCTTCTGGAACTGCTGAATGATTTGCATCACCGACTCTAGTGTGACTAGCACCTTTTGCAGTCCAATATGAAATTCCTCCAGTAGTTTCTAATTCTTCAAAGACTCCATCAGATCTAATATATTTTCTTAAGTCTCTCTCTGTATCATATAAACGGTGTTGATGTACCTGATCCATACACTTCATCCATAATAATCCACCTTCAGTCCAATCTATATCTTCAGACAAGTAACGAGGTGTAATAACACGTGCTACATCATTTACAGTAAAATAAAGACCTGAACTCTCTGGCATACTATGTAAAAAAGGTTTACTAGCATAAAATGCCCTCATAGTTCCACCAGTCAAAGGTGAAGTAGGTGGTGTAAACGTAGTACCAGAAGGTTGATTACTAACATATATTGCTGCACCTACGGTTATTCTAAAGTTACTAATATATCCTGTATAGTGACCATTACCAGTATCATGTGCACCCCATCTCATTCTTGGTTGACTACCATTAGGGTTAAAAAGATTTTGATCTTGACCTGTTGCTCCATCAGGAACACCATCAATATATTGAGTTATAATATCAGTAGTTCCACCAATCGTTGCTCTCTCTACACATACATGATGCCAATTACCATCCATAATATTTACACTACCAACCAAAGCTATATTAGAACCTGAACCACTACCTGTACACCATGTATGTAAAGTCTGATCAGAAGGGTTAATCGTCATCTGAAGATTTCTATTATCACTATTACCACTTGGACCATCTAACTGCCATAAACGATTGTATGATGGACTACCTTGTCCTGCTTGTGCTGATCCCTTAACCCACATCTCAACAGTAAAATTACCATTTAATGCCCAAGTATTTTTGGCGTTTGCATCCACTATTCCAGGAGTTGAACCAGACAATCCACCAAAGTAAGTACTATAATATCCATCTACACCATAATTTGTATTAAATGCTGAAGCAAATGGTGAGTCATGTCCTGAACCAAATCCCCTATAAACATCTACACCAAATACATCTTCTACCATAACAGAAGGAAATGTTGGAACGGCGGCTGATGCCATTAAAAGTTTTTG